CATGGCCGGTTCCCAATCTTCAGGATCGGGGTTTTCAACAAAGTACTCTAGGATTTTGAGGTTTCGTTCAACAGAGCTTTGCTTTTTTTCAATGGGCCGATGTTCAATAATTATGCCCTCATGGACGACGCGGGAACAATTGGGAGGCAAAACAAGGGATTCATGAACAGGAGACATCCAACGGGCTGGAATTCGTGCGATAATACGTTCCCGCATAAGCCCGTGATCCATGTCTGGAAGTTCATATTTACAAAAGAACATGTCTTCCGTGTTATTTTGTTTTAGGTGGAAAATTTGAGCGATTGAAGTTTCTGGTAAAACATCATCGCAATCGGCCCACATACGAAGATCGCAAGTAGCCAAATCAAAAGACATCTGGCGTGCTTTATCGAAACGGTCTACATGCGGCCATTGGCTGGGCTCACCTATGGTGTTTTTATACTCACCATAAATGACGTTTAGTTTTTCCTTTGCAGCTTTTGCTTCAATGCGGAAAAGGGTTTCGTCAGGTTCCTGATTTCCAATTGCTCGTACAAATACGAATTCATCCGCAATGAGTTTGAAGCTGTCTATAAAACGCTCAATGTGCGGAGCTTCGTTACCATAGATAACGCAGAGTGATAGAGACCGATATTTGGGGGTAGGGGTATTGTTGTCCATTATTGTTTTTATTGTTGAGGGGCCGGGGTTTTATTTCCCCGGCCCCATTTATGTTGGTCGGTTTTTGGCCGACCTAACAAATTAGGAACCAGTGTAACCAGTGGAAAGGATCACACCGCTAGAGGCGTCGATCACCTTAGGAATCGAGAAGAGGCTAACCTCGATGTCCGTAGAGCGATACTGCGGCAGCCAGTAGGTCAAGGTGGAGAGCATTGCACCAGCCTGCTCGTAGTAGAGAAGGCGAGCCGCACCGCCCGCAGTGAAGTCACCTTCACCCACAATGAAAAGACCCATGTAAGAATTGCTCCAAATAGGCTTTGTGTTGGTAACGGCAGCGGTTTGCGGAGAAAGGTTCCCTTCAATCGAGGAGATGTTGGGATTTCCAGTAACACCGTAGGATTGAGCAACCAACACATCCTTAACGCCCAGCCAGCCCGCCAGCGTCGCAAGATTCTGCGAAGTGGGCGCATATTCCACATAGGAATCAGCCGGACGATTGCCACGGACGAAGTATTGGAACTGTTGGGTGCGAGTGATGTACTGATAAACAGCAAGCGGAATAACCAGCGTGGCACGGCCAGGGTTTTGGCCTTGGCTGATAAGCTGGGTGTACATCGCCTGAATGTCCTGCGGCACATTAGCGCCGATCACGGCAGAACCCGGAGTGCCGAGATTCGCATTGATGTAGGCCGTGGCCGCCGTCAATAGGGTGAAGTTGCTGGTGTTAAACAGGGTGTTAGCGATATCGACTTCCAACTTTAGATTTTGCCAGCGATTCAGAATCTTGGCGGCCTGGACGTACTGATCGAATCCAAACTGGCTGGTGTAATTGGAAAGAACCTGGTCGATACGCTGCTTAACCGAATAATCGAAGCACTCGTAACCATCCACATCCCAAGAAGTCTGGATAATGGGTGCTTCCGAGGACCATGCGCGGGGCTTAGGCTGTTGAAGCTGGAGGAGTTTGCCATCCGCGATGCGGAGAATCGGATATTTACCGGCGATCTGATTGACCGGAACCGGCGGGCAAACCTTAGTACCGATCATCAACTCATCAGCAAACTTAGCTTGCTCGACGTAGGTGTTGATGTCGCTGCGTAGAATTGGGCCGTTCATGGTCTTTTAGTCTTTCTGGTTTTTTGTTTTTTCTTTAGAGAATGTTAGCAACTTCGATGATGTCGCCGTTAAGCAATGCAGATTGAAGCGCAACGCCAGCGGTGATGGTGCCGGTGATGGAAGCAAAACCGCTCACCGCAAAGTAAAGCAAGGTTCCTGCGCTAAATCCCGTGGTAGGCACACCAGTAACCGCCACGTTGCGAGTGGGATTAAAGAGGCGAACCGTAACAGGAAGCGTAGAATTCGCATCCACATCATAAAGGTTGTCCGTGTTGCCCTCAAAAGGCTCAACAGTGCCAATGATGTTGCCAGCCGTGGCGTTGCCAGCCGTGATAAGGCAAGAATAGCCATCGGTAGCCGTGGCGGAAATTGCGGCCACATAGAGACCGCCGCTAATTGGGCCTTGGGTAAAGAATCCGCGAAAGATAGTAAACATGGTTTTTTAGAGGTAGGAGGGTTTAGGGGTGCCTTGGACTTTCCAATGTTCAACTTTGGAAGCGAATTCGTATTTTTCACCAGCTCGCATGGCCTGCTGGCGTTGCATTTCGTAGGGCGAGTCTTCCTGTAGGCGCTGCATATAATCCTGATGGGCTGCGCGGAAATGCTTTACGGCATAACCAACGGCCTCATCAGCCTTGAATTTGCGGCCATCAATTCCTTCGGTGCGAAGGCGAACACAGATATCTTCAAATTTTTCCATGGTTTTTTCTTGTTTTTCCAAAGCAACTTTTACATCCAAATCGCCGCTTTTGCTGGCAGGTAAGCGAACGCCGGAGGCGGAAAGGTTCTTCAGGATTTCAGCGGTGACTTTTTGGGCAAACTTCTGCGCTTCGCCCTTGGATTTCATGCCGGTGTTATCTTCATCGGCTTCGTCATCCTCGCCGTCCTTGGGGGCCGGGTGGTGTTCCTCGACCTTCTTGCTCTTGGAGCCATCGGGATGCAAATGGGTAGTAACTTTCTTTTCGGGACCAGTTTCCTGATCGAGAGCATCAGCTCCATCGCCATCCTCGTCTTCCATGTCAGGGGCATTCGTTTTGATGCCCATCTTTTCGGCCCATTTATTCAAAGCTGCATGAAGTTCTTCTTCGCTCATAGTATTCTTTGGTTTGTCAACTTTACTTTTTTCTTCCGGCTCCATGGTCGTGCGGGTGATTGGTCCAATGGAAAACATTCCTGCCGGATTTGCAGCGGGTTCCGTTACGATGTCGCAAGAAAAAAGTTTGTTGCAGCGGGCAAAAGCTTCCCCATCGATTTCTTGAGGTTTGCCGGTGAAGAAAACGGAAAGGCCGAAGGTATCGGGGATGGTGCTAGCCAATTCCAAGATGTAATCAAAGCTGGGGTGAGTTTTGATTAAATGCAGATCGGCTTTGAGATAAGCACCATCCGAATCGGAACCTTTCTGGAAATTAGTAACCCAGCCAACAATGTCTTTGGAGCCGCCTTCGTGATCTAATTTGACCTTAACGCCAGTGGTGTAGGCGGTGGAGGCTTGGAGAATTTGATCGATGGTAGTATCATCGATTTTAAGGCCATGCCCCAACGCAACCCCTTCAGTAATGATACGAACGCCGGGAATTATTCCTTGGGCTTTATCGATTCTGGAAGCATCAATCTGACCTCCAGTATAAAAAGCAAAACTCTTATCGATCACATATATTGTGATCGCGTCAACCATTCTTGACTTTTTAGGTCTGATCTTGATCGCAATTTTTTTAAACTAGGATTTTCAAATTTATTTATTTTTTAAAGATTTGCATTTAGTGCATTTCTCTTTCCACTGAAGAAATCTTTAAGTTCCGATGCATCTCTTTCAATTAATTTTCCAGACGGATCTTTAATTGTATAAACTCCAGGATCTTTACTTGTACCCGGGAAAATTAGATCGTGTCCTGTTTCTTTTAAAGCAGCCCTTAATTTATCAATTGTACCTATTTTACCATCTTTTCTTGCCCATTTTTTCCCAGCTTCTGCTCCAGTTTTAATGTTTTTTCCGGTAGCGGGTGATTTTAATTCGTCTGTTCCTAGAATTTTTTCACCACCCCCCGAGGTCCATCGACCATGCTCATCTCTTGCTTCATCTTCTGGGCCATCAAATTCAAAAATTTGACTAAGCTTAGATTTTTTGCGATCCCTATTCATGCTTTCCGCAATGGCCACGGCTTGGTCTTGTTCATAGCCTTCGTCGACTAAAATTTTGATCTTCTTAGAAAGCCAATCCGAATTGGAAATGTTCATTTCCTCTTCGTCGCTTAGATTGGGAGCACCTTCGTAAGATTTGTTATTGGGCGCAATTGGAAGTTTAAAGGTTTGCGCTGGGGGCTTAGGAGGAGAATTAGGCGATAAATTGGGGGTAGGGGGAACTTGTAAAACCTTAAAACTATCAGGTATGGCTTTTTCTGCTTCTTCAGGGCTCAAAGCAAAAAGGGTTTGAAGCATTAAACGGGCATTTTTAGGCGGAATCGCACCACTAGATACTTGACCGTAAATTTGAAAAAGCCCATCAAGCCCTTTGGGGCCGAAGTTATTAACCACCGATTCCGCAAGGCCGATTTTTTCCCGCTCCATGCGTTTCTCATAAGAGATTTGCCCCATCATTTCATCGTAATCGTCTCCACGCTCTTCTGAAATGGTTTCACCGGCTTTTAGGTTTGCATTGTACTCGGCGACATTGGCTTGGCTTTCCCGCCCCACGTCCACGGTGGGGTGTGCGGGCCAAATAATTTTAGCGTCCAAAACTTCTTTTTCACCTTGTGGGCTTAATTGAAGTTGGCCGGTTTCAAGCCCATGAAGGAGAGCGCGATTGCGGAAAGGCATGATCCACTTATCGCGCATGATTCGTTGCCAGCGCATAAAAGCTCGGCGAGCTTGGGCGGATTCTAAACGGCTCGCTACGCCGTTTGTGGTGGCTTTATAGGCGAATCCAAATGGAATAGATAGAGAAAGGCACACATCCCTATACAACGTGTCTAGGAGGCCTTGGAATGCTGGAGAAGGCCTGCTGTAGTTAAAAGCCTCAAACTTCTCACCTGGGGCAAGGTATTGAATGGAGGCCGGGGCGGCGGCGGTGAGGCGTTGCGCCCCTTGTTCACCCGCCAATTGAGCCTGGAAGTAATCGGGGTAAATGTCGTTATCAGTCGAGGTATCTCCGCTTAGGCGAGTAACAACGCCACCCTGGGAGGCGCACCATTTAACCGAAAGCCTTTCGTTTTCGATAATTTCCATGATGTCCCGCATGGTAGGTATGGCGGGAGCTAAACGGCTAGGGGCACGAAGCTGATCTGCTCGATTATGATTTGAAACGTACAGGCATTCGCTAGAAGAAACATCCTCGGGATTGCTGTAAGTGTTGGACATCGGATCGCGCTGGAAGATTCTATATCCCTTAATGTATCCGGTTTCAGGATCATAAAGGACGCCATTAAGGTAGCCATTTCCAACGCTTCCTTCGTAGGGATAACCAATGCGATCCGCTTCCACAATTGTTACCTGAAGGAATTCCATTTCCCGATCTCCCACTTGGAATTTTTCAGGAAGAATTCTGCCAATCACATCACCATCCCTAGTAGCAGAGCGGAGGGAGAGATGGGTTTGATCTAAGAAGCTAAAGCGACCCGTAGGATCGGAATATTGAGAACAAAGATCCCAATAGTCATCGATTGCTTTTCGGTCCGCCTCACTAGTGGCTTTGGATTTTACCCGGTAATCTCCGAGGACGTAATCCTCGTACATATCCAAAAGTTTGGAGGTAAAGGGGAAATTGTTTTCAAGATCGCGGACCTCCCAAATGCAGCGGATACGATCATAGTTTATCGTAGTCGTATCGGCGGATGCATTACCAACTAGGGTGGCTTGCTGTCTCCATGTTCCCGGGCGAGCGGCTTCGTAGTTGAATTTATTGAGCCAAAGCCGGGAGTTTTGGCGCTGCAAAGCGCGTTTGGGAGAAAATACAGCCAATGCCCTATCAAGGAATTTTTCTGCCCGCTCAACAAAATTTTCCCGACGTCGGGAGTTTCCAGCCGCTAATCTCTGTTCCATGATTAGTACCAGCCTCCCCACGCTCCGCCACCACCATATCTCCACCAGTTGCGTCCCTGAAAATCAGCCTGAACGCGAGTGCGTCGTTTTCCTGAAGCTTGGCGTATAGCCGCTTGGACTTCCATCAATGTTTGCCGGACTTCATTGATATTGGCATTGGTAAAGTTGCGCTCTCCAATGGAGTAACTTTGCCCCACAACCGCAATGGCCGTAAGGCATTTAATGAATTCGTCCTGCATTGGCTGCAAGACGGTAAGGGGCAATCCTAATAGTTGATTGTTGATTCCTGCCACATATTTATGTGGCTAGTCAACTTTTCAAGTCAGACTTGAATTTCTATAAATATTCCAGTTTTTGGAATATTTATTCTAAATCAAATCGATAGAATCATTTGTTATCGGGGTAGATGCAAACCCAAGAATTTGAGTATCATCTTTAATTTTTTGGTCTATTTCCCTGATGCGCTTTTTGTATTTTTTAGACCAATAAGCCGCTCTCTCTTCTTCACTGTGTCGGTTTTTTGCTGCCTGCCGGGATTTGATACTCATTTTGGGCCTTAACTTTAAGATATGTTGCAATTTCTTTTGGCGTAAACTCAACCGCTTTCCAAGAAATAAAGTTGCTGCCTGCCGGTATTGAGGCGCTGGCTCCATTATCTGCCGTCCATGACGCCACGTTTTTAAGCGTAACATCCTTTCCCCCATTGATAGCAAACTTTACTGTGCCAGATTCAAAATCCCCATTTTTACCCCTAACCTTATTAATTCTGATTACGTTTGCGAGATTGGTCGTTGTTTTGTCTGCGTGGGTCACGGTTACGTTTGCTGCGTTGTAGGGTCTGTGTATGGTGAAAGGGCGAAAATATCGAGTGACTTTTGTGACGGGATCTATGTATTGAAGCGGAGAAAGCACTGCACCGCCAGTGGTATATCCCTGCAAAATAAATACGTCATCAAATGGCTCTTCCAATCCCCTGGCTTTGGCATAGCTGGGATGAATGGGGCGACGGTCCCATGGTTCAACAGAGGTGATGGTGTAGTTTAGTGCGCTCATTTTTTATATTTATCCAATAAATCAGCTAATTTTCTAAGGTTTGAAGATCCAAATTCCCCATCAAGAGTCATTTCTGAACCATACCAACCAACCCACCCATCTGATTCTAATTTTAATGCCTCAAAATCTGCATCTTGTTGTTTTTCTTCATCAGAAATAATCCTTTTTTGAGGAACTGGGGCTCCAAGATTAAAATATTGATTTGAATGGCTCATACGGGTTTTCTAAATTTAAGCTTTCCATTTGGAAAGGACAACCATAAAGGATCAAAAAGCGTCCATCCCCCTTCTTGATCTGTGGCGAATTGTTTCACTAGAACCTCGCAAGGCTCATTTTTATAGAAACGTTCAGTTGCTTCTACTTCATCAATAAAAATGTGCTTAGGACGATCCTGAGGTGTTTTATTGGTGATTTCGATCCATATGCTAGGAGAATTTGCAACTAATCCAGATTTTAACAAGCTGGAAAGACCCGTGCTTGTTGATGGATCGCATAAAAGAGTTTTTTCTATCGATTTAACAGTGGTCGGTCTTCCTCGCTTTTTTCCCGACGTCGGGAGATTTTCGTTAAGCTGTTGCTTCTTCATAATGCATCGCTTCTCCTACCATGTTGGTTTTGCCAATTGGAAGCCTTTTATCCATAATAGCCCCCACTAGGGACATCTGCTCGCAATCAGTGTAATGGTTATCTTTATGCGCTGGAACGTGATATCTCCAGACTTGGTTACCCGCGTTGTTTACTTCCCGACGCTTTACCTCCACATTGATTTGTTTGAAGTAATCTTCTGCCGCATTATCCGCTACGGTCCAACCTGAATTCTTGGAATTTTTCATGCCATGCCAGATGTCTTTTACGGTAGGGTTACTCCACCGAAAGTAAAAGCTAGTTTGCATATTGCCACTACGGCCTAAACCAACAAATCCACGCTGGGGGGGGCTAAATGGTAAACGATAGGTTCTTTTGGTGTTTCGGTTATGATGGGGATAATTTATTTTATCTTCACCCCATAATCCCAACCATCCATAAAACAAGCAGGCTTGAAGTCCAAAGTTCTGATCGAAACCCACATCGTAAAAAAGCCTCCTAGGCTCTACGTTCAATTCTAGGCGCTTTTCCTCTAGTTCTTCCTTCGTTTGTACCACTCCTTGGTCAAACAGCCTGCTAGAGCCATCCTGGGCGTAAAGACGGCAAACGTAGTAAATCCGGTCTTGCTGAACATCGCATCCCATGTTGCGCATGATCTCTTTATCCCATTTTTCTTTGAGCTTATAGCCTCCGCGTATTTCATTATCCCCAGTTTCCCTGGGCGATTCATCCCAAGCTTCTGCCAGGGTTTTTTGTACATAATCTTTTAAAAGCTCATATTGGCCCCTGTGGGCTGCATAGGAGGCCTTGATCTTTTCTTCCGCCACATCTTCAAGCCTGATCCACGGCACCGAATAGAAGTTCCAGTGAAAGCTTTCAATTTCAGGGTTGGCATCAGGGTTTTGAGTTTCCCATTTGTAATTCTGAATGAGAGCAAGTCGGGCTTCATCAATCCCCTTATCTGGATTCCAAGAAGAAGGCCATGGTTTGTTACAGCAAGGCCCCTCAAATCGGACTGTTTTACGAAGCTCTACCGATCTGTAAATCCCTTTGTCAGAGTCAAATGTAATTTCATTCTTATCCCATTTCAAATCTTTATCCTTAGGAATTACAAACTCACCGCAATGAGGGCATTTGATCGCATGTTCCTTTTGCGTTCCCTCCATGAAAGATTCATCTGATACGTCTCCAAAAACGCTTCCGGTGGAAAAGGTTGCCTCTGTGGCCCTCACAACGCCAATAAGCCGTTTTCTAAAAGGCTCAATCATTTCGGGGTAAAGGTGTGGCTCTTCCATTCTAAGCTTATAAGCTCTAACCCTTTGGGCATTAGATGGAGCTTTACCCACCGCGTGGAAAATCATGCCATTAGCAAATTGAATTTTGGTTTGCCTGAACTTGCTCCGCATGTCTTTTTTGACCGGAAGGAATTTATCTAAGAATGGATTTTCTCTGATGATTGGGATTACACGATCCGTGCATTGATCCCGCGCATCGTCATCAGATGGCCAGACGTAGTAAAAAAAACCTTGGTCGTGGGGAATGCTGAACGCAATTTCAATTTCCCCGATCATACTCTTACCTGATCCCGCCGGTCCTCTTACATGGGTCTTTCTAATTTTCTTATCGTAAAGGGCCTGGAAGATTTCATCAAAATGAGGGGTGTAAATGCGATTGTAAAAAGCTTCTCGCGTGGAAGCTGGAAGACGAAGATTGCCATGCGCCCATATTCCGGCATGTGCCCCAAACTTGCCCGATAGGGTTTCAGCTAGCGAGTTGAGTGGCCAGATCTTCAAGGAATTGTTTTGCTTCTTTGCAAAAGACATTGAACGCTTCGGGCGATAAGTGTCTTTCCGCAACTTGGATCATTCCCGCCGCTCCCTTTTGAATCTGAAAATGGAAATCGTCCCGACTAACCAGCTCTTTGGTTTCTCTCTTAACCTTAGTTTCCAAAAGCTCAACCTGAAGCTCTAATTGTCGCTTTTGGAGTGGGTCCATCTCTTTGCCGGGATTGGAATAAGCTTTTTCCAACACCAAAGCATAAAGGTCGGGCTTGTCTTTAATACCGGCCAAAATCTCGTCATGATAGTATTTGGTGTTCCTACAACCAGGAAACCCCAAGGCTCTCATTGCCTTTATAACAGTTTCAGGCATTCCCACCCCCACCGAGCACGCAGAAGCCGTGTCATAGACCGTCTGGGTGCGTTTACGGGCCATCTTAGCTAGTTTGCTAAATTTTTTTTGCCACAGGGGAAAAGGGGGCGATTGCCCCCGACCCTCCGTTCTTGGGGGTGGGCAGGTAAAAGATTCCTTTACCAAAAAACCAAATGGAATGCTCTTGTTTCATCGTAGTTGATTTGGCCATATGGCTCTGGTGTAACGAATCCAATCCCAACCATGGTCGTCTAGGATTAGACCTGGTTTGGTTAAATAGTTTGAAATTAAAGTGGGAGCTAAATCCGCTTTGAAAGCGTGCTCTCTTGCATGTTCCTCTCCACGCATAGACCAAATATAAATTTTATATCCTTGTTCGTGCTTATCTTTAAGCCATCGAATTGCGCATTGATTATATGTTCTATTTTTAAGG